TGGCGATGGTTATGAGCAAGTGGTGCCAGACGGTGCTAACACTGATATGCGCACCTATGACATCCGTACGGTGCCAATTAGTGACATTCAAGCACAAGCTCTTGATGATGACCTTTCTGCATTGTCTGGTGATTTCTTTTATGCCCAGTTCTTTCAAGACGATGCACAATATAAATACAGACTATTTCCTAATGAATGGAGCTGGCAAAGCTTAGGCCCCAATTCAAACATTGTTTCATTTTCATGTCGGCGTCATTACGATGCGAGGGAATAATCAATGACCATTCAAGCAGACATTGGTCAATCATGGCATGATGCCATCATTGAACTTTTTGAACTAGATCTTTCTGGTATTACTGGCACTGCTGGTGATAAATATTATTTCACGGCTAATTTAATGCCGGATAATAGTAAGGTGCGATGGAAGGGGAATGTTTACGAGCCTCTTCCCATTGAAGCTAGTGGCTTTGAACGCACAACTAATGGACAAATTCCGCAGCCAGAACTAACAGTGGCCAATGTTTTAGGAACATTAGCTTCAGTGGTGAATTCTCTTGACGATTTGGTGGGCGCGAGAGTGACACGTCGCCGGACATTGTTGAAATATTTAGACACTGGGACAAGCCCCGATAGTACGCAAGAGTTTCCTGATGATATTTTTTACATTGAACGAAAAATTGCAGAAAGCAGCATAACAATTACGTGGAGTTTGGCCAGCAAGATTGACCTTGAAGGGCTTCAGCTTCCGAAGCGAGTTATTACGCAAAATTACTGTTTGTGGGAATATCGCGGAGCCGAATGTGGCTATAACGGTCCTGCAGTGGCAAATGAATTTGACAGGCCAATTACATCTGTTAGCGCTTCTTCTGCTGCTGGGCAAGCTTATTTAGACGCTTATGAAGATTTTGATAAAGCAAAATCTAAGCTTGCCAATGCAGAAGCAAAGAAAAATAATATTTTGGGGCAGAAAGAAGCGGCATGTGACGTGGATGCCGCTGACGTTGAACAAACTCTTTTTATCTTTAGAGAAGGGCTAGACAAAGATTATTCATTCGTCATTCAAGACGGCGATGGAAATACGATAGTGGCAATTTGGGACGGTGCAGCAGTGAGCGTAACAGGTGATAAGCCTCCTTATCGACCAGGCTTCAAACAACGCACAGGGAGGGGGCCTGGTAGCGGAAGGAATGGCACAGGAGCAAGATATTCTGTTGTTCAATATGTGGCCACGGAAGGAGGCGGGCTTTCCATGGAAATCCTGCCTGTCACGAATAATACATTCGCGATTAAAGATTACGGCAAGAATCCCGTGCTTATTGTCAATGGACGCATTCGACCAGTAAGATCTCCAGGCTCTGCTGGATATGACATTGGCTCCTATGTTGATGCTGGATATGCTCCCATGAGAAGCATCGCAGAACTTAGCTATGGAGGCAGTCGATGTGCATCTCTAACTACCAAATATGACAATGCAAAAAATGCTTATGATGACGCGCTTGTTGAATACAATGCAGCACTGAGTGCTTTAAATGCTGCTTACGCTGCTTTGCCATCAGGCGATGAAGTGAGCAAGGCCGATAGATGTGGAAAGCGCTTACAGAGTTGTCGCTTGCGATTTGGCATTAAAGGCGCTTTGCCGTTCGGTGGATTTCCTGGGGCAAATCTTACACGATGATCAAGCTTTCAATTAAACAAGCCATTGCAGGGGAGGCTCGCAAGGCATTTCCAAATGAATGCTGTGGTTTTGTCGTGAATGGAGAAGTGGTGCCATGCGAAAATGCCCATCCCTTTCCATCGGAAAATTTTGCTATCGCTGCTGAGGACTATGTGAGAGCCTGCGCAAGAGGCGAAATTGAAGCTGTGTATCATTCACACATTGAAGGGGTGAGGGGCTTCTCCGTGCCTGACGTGAGGGCTTGTAAACAAAGTAACTTGCCTTGGATTGTATTTCATATGGGCACTGCAGATTTTTACTACGCTGATCCGTCCGGGAAAGCGCCCTATGAAGGGCGCCAATGGGTGTATGGCATTCATGACTGCTATGCAATATTGCGAGATTTTTACAATCGTGAATTTGGCATTCAACTAGATGATTTTGAGCGCGGAGAAGAGAATGAATGGGAAAGCAAGTCTTGGACGATGTTTGTTGATAATTACCGCGATCAAGGCTTTTATGAGATTGAGCGAGCAGAGCAAAAGGGCGATTTTTTGTTGATGCAGATTAGTTCGCCATCGCCCAATCATGCTGGTGTGATCGTAGGGGATGGTTGTTCGTTCTACCACCACTTAATGGGGCGCTTGTCAGAGAAAAGTGTTTATGGGGGATATTGGGCTAAAGTAACAGCTAAGGTGCTGCGACACAAGGACGTAAGACTATGAAGCGGCGAATGGTGGAAGTAAAGCTATTGGGCGAATTGGGGCGTCGTTTTGGTCGGTCCTATCGCTTTATGGTGCATAATCCTCGTGAGGCAATTTCTGCATTATGTAATCAACTGGATGGCTTTAAGGATTATTTTTGCAAAGCCCACGAGAATGGCGTTGGATTTAAGCTTATCAATAATGATCCACAAGGCATGGATTATGACGAAGTAATGATGAGCTGTGACAGACTTGTAATTGCGCCAGTAATCGCTGGATCGGGAGGGCGTGGAATGTCAATCGGCCAAATTCTAGTTGGAGTGGCTCTTGTTGCCTTGGCTTTTGTACCCATTGGTGGTGGTGCCGCGTTTGCTGGCTTGGCTGCAGGGGCAAAAGCAATTGGAAGCTCCGTATTGTTCAGTCTCGGCGCATCTTTGGTTCTTACTGGCATTGCTGGACTGCTCACTCCTCCAGTTCAAACGCCTGGAAGCGATGCCGAGAAAAAGGATAGCTTTATGTTTGATCGGGCAGTAGAGCTTACCACCCAAGGTTATCCCATCCCATTGCTATATGGTCGATATCTTGCCGTGTCGCCTCTTACTATTTCCTCTGCAATTAGCACGGAAACTATCGCGGTTTGATGATGGAAGAAAAGCTTTCTGGTGATGTGCAACGTTGGAGCGTTAGCGGCTCTGGAGGTGGAAAAAGTGGTGGCGATGCTCCAACGGAAGATCCCGATACCTTACGAAGTAAGGCTAAGGCGAGTGTTTTGTCATTATTTTGCGAAGGCCCCATTCAAGGGTTTCCCGATGATTTCACTAACAAAGAACGAAATCAACGCATCTATTTAAACGACACACCCTTGGTGGATAAAGAAGGTAAAAAGAACTTTGAAGATGTAGATGTTGTTTTCGCTAGAGGCACGCAAGATCAACCATCTTTGCAAGGCTTCAATGAAATACGAATTGAGCAAACTATTGGCAATAAAGTAAGCAAGGGCATCGGCGCAATTTCCGCTACTACCACCAGCGCTGACCTTGATCGCCTTTATGTTCGCATGGGCGTTGCATCTTTGTTCAAAGTGGAGGAAGACGGAGATGTCAAGGGGACAGACGTAGAATTCAATATCAAAATTGTTGACGCAACTGGTAGCGAAATTGCGGACAGGGACGAAAAAATTAAGGGTAAAGCACGTGGCTCTTATGATGTCGAATACAATTTCAATTTATCAGGGACTGGACCGTGGACAGTGAGAGTGAAAAGGAAGACAAAAGATCCTGAAGATTTAAAAGTAAACAGTGATTTGTATTTCAAGGCAATAGTAGGCGTCATTCAAGATACTCTTCGCTATCCAAACTCGGCGCTACTTGGCTTTGATGTGTCTGCTGAATTCTTTCAAAGCGTTCCTTCTATTTCGGCAGAATTACTTGGACTAAGAATACAAGTGCCTAGCAATTATGACAGTGCCACCAATTCGTACTCTGGCGTATGGAATGGCAGTTTTAAGACTGAATACAATAATAATCCCGTGTGGGTGTTTTACGATCTACTGACCAATCCTCGATATGGTTGCGGCAGTTTTATTGACGTGGATGATATCGATATTTATTCCCTCCTTCCCATTGCAAAATATTGTGATGAAAAGGTGCCTGACGGCAAAGGAGGTACTGAGAAGCGCTTTACGTTTAATGGCTACATCAACAATAGAGGAGATGCCTATGAAGTGCTAAACGC